AGCCACTACATTTTTTAAAACAGCCACAAAAATGTTTTTTGGTACAGGAGCAAACGCCGGTTCTCCACCAATCATCTGTCATCTATCAGGATATGGATCTAGCATTTTCAACAACGTCCCAGTGATCATTAAAACTTTTTCAGTGGACCTTAAAGACGATGTAAATTATATAAATTGTGATTCTTTTGGAACCAACACATGGGTGCCAATATTGAGTACTATCAGTGTAACAGTGCAACCATTATACAATAGACGAAATCTAAGAAACTTTAGTTTAGAAGCCTATACCAGTGGACAACTAACAACCCCAAGCGGAGTAGGATACATCTAATATGGCAACTTATTTAAAAACTTCGCCCTGGGCCGACACGCCAGCAAATAATCTTTACCTAGAATTATTATCAATAAGACCAGTCCCGGCCGAAGCAGACGATTTTAGATATGTTATAGAAAATCAATATAAGCATCGTCCTGATCTGTTGTCATACGATCTCTACGGTACTCCTAAACTATGGTGGGTATTTGTACAAAGAAATATGAGCGTAATTAAAGATCCTATATATGATTTTGAACCAGGTGTTGTTATCTACATTCCTAAGAGATCAAGTCTACAGCAATTCCTAGGAGTATAATATGGCCGTTAGAGATCTCGGTAGAGCAGTAGCAGCATTTGTAAAACCCGACGGCACCCGTGCCTTACTGGACCCAGTAACTACGGTAATTCCTAATGGACTTGCAGCAATTATTACTAACCAGTCTCAAGCTAGAGCAACAGATCCTATCAAAGATGGCAAGAGCAAAGTTTTGCCAGACCCTAACAGTCCAACATCAGCTGCTCTTAATTTACAAAATGTAGTATACAATCCTTTAGAGAATTTTGCATCTTATAGCCCGTTGTGGACATTGGCTGTGCTAACACCTAAGCAATTTAACAATCCAGATCTATATAGAAAAAATCCCGACGATTTAGAAAATGTTGTGTTTTCGTCCGGTGGACGATTTGATGGTATAAAAATAGATACTGAAAATTCTAGGATCGTTTCTCAGCGAGTGCGAACCGCTTCTGGAACTCCAGAATATTTTGTCAATAACTTTGTAATGAAAGCGGTAGTCGCGGCTAATGAGCGTACCGGCAACAGCAATGCTGTGAATTTTGAATTTGATATCTACGAACCGTATAGCATGGGATTGCTATTACAAAGTCTGCAGGTGGCAGCAAAACAAGCGGGTTATCTTAACTACCTCGACAATGCCCCTTATGTTTTAAGATTAGATTTTGAAGGATGGACAGAAAGCGGAGTTAAGTTAAGCTCTATATTACCTAAGTTTTTCGTACTGAAATTAACCAGCGTAAAATTCACAGTCAATGAACAAGGTAGTTCTTATAAGGTAATTGGAGTTCCGTACAATCATTCGGGATTTGCAGACACAGTTAATGCAATTTTCAACGACGTAAAAATAACTGTCGGACCAAAAGGCACAGTTGAGGAGGCATTGCAAGCCGGTGCTGAGGGACTTGCATCAGTGTTAAACGGCATTGAAGCAAAATTGGTCAAAGACGGAAAAATAGGAATCCCCGACGTATATGACATACAATTTCCTAACAACAGTGCAGAATTTACTAGAGCTGCTAAAATAACAAAAACAAATTCAGCCACACAAGATCCTAATAACAAAGATAAAAATGTCATCCCTGGAACAAAGGTGCAGTTTATATCAGAATTTGAAGCCAACGTTATTGGAGCTTCTAAATTTGGATTTACCGCAGCCGACGGCGGAAATTTTCCTTTCAAGAAACGAGATGACTCGGTTGATGACAAGGGCCTTGTTATCAGAGATAACATGACCATTGATCCTAAAAAACGTACATTTCAATTTGCGCAAGGTCAAACAGTTACATCAATTATAAATCAAATAATCCTAAGTTCTGAATATGCCAAGGCTGCTGTGATCAAACAAAATGCTGTCAACAATTTGGGATTTATCAAATGGTGGAAAATAGATGTACAGGTGGAAATGCTAGACTACGACGAAAAAACTGGTGATTTTGCTAAAAAAATTACCTATCGAATATTACCTTTTCAAATACATCACACCGTGTTTTCCAGCGTTAGTACTACGCCTATTGGTTATCCAGAATTGGAGAAAAAGATTGTCAAGGCCTACAATTATATCTACACCGGAGCCAACGTAGATGTATTGAAGTTTGATATACAGATTGACAATTTATTTTACAGCGGTATTAATTCTTCAGCTGAGAATAAAGCTGGAAAAGCATCAGATCCAAACACCGGCGGCGGAACCGGAAAGAAACCTGCAGAAACTACAGAAACTCCTACAGGTCCAGATGCTAAAAAAGTTGCAGTTGCATCCGGCGGCCGTGCTCGAAATACCAGAAGTCCTGATCTTCTAAAGAAAGCTGTCGGCGGCACTGGCGCCACTGACGTGGCCAAAGAAGTAGCAGAAAATTTCCACCAGTCATTCCTGTCAGGCAGTAGTGCTGACATGATCAAGGTTAATCTAGAAATTCTTGGCGATCCGTATTGGATGGTAGACAGTGGGTTCGCTAATTATTTTGCAAAACCCGATGAAGCCAATGATCAACAAACTGAAGACGGTACTATGAACTACGAGGCTGGAGATGTTTTTGTGTATCTTACATTTAGAACTCCAGTGGATATCGACGAGTCTACAGGATTGTACCAATGGCCACTAGCGGGCAAAGAAAGCCCGTTCACTGGCATATACAGAGTTATTATGTGTGAAAGTTCATTCCAGGACGGAAACTTCAAACAAAAATTAGAGTGTCTAAGAATGCCTGGACAGGAAAAAGACTTCAAAGACGCAGCCGCCGAAGACAAGAAACAAGCAACATACAAAGAAGCGGTACTTGCTACTATTCTTAAGAAACCTGTTTCTGAGAAAAGCACCCCACAAGATCGAGCATAAAGAGATAAACAATGGCAGAACAAAAACGGCTACCGGCCGATCAAACTGATAAACGTAATGTAGGAAATGGTCCATATCTAGCAAGGATAATAAACCATCTAGATCCGTCTTTAATGGGAGGACTAGAAGTTACTCTGCTAAGGAACCAAGGCAATGACATGGGAGACGAAACTCAGTCGTACCAGGTTCGATGCGCCATGCCATTCTTCGGATATACTGCCTATGAATATATGGGACAGAATAGCTCGACTAGTCCAGATGATCCCAAGAAGCCGCCCCCTACTATTGAGGCCTACAACGATACACAAAAAAGTTATGGTATGTGGTTCGTACCACCCGATGTAGGCGTAACAGTTATTGTGGTATTCATTGACGGAGATCCTGCTCAAGGATATTGGATAGGATGCGTTCCTTCGAGATTTGCCAACAACATGGTACCTGCTATCGCAGGCTCGGCAGAAGTTGATTATGATAAGACTGATAAGACTCGTTTTAACAACGGTAGTAATCCGCTGCCAGTTGCTGAGATCAACAGAAAAATAAATTCTTCTGATTTAAAAGTAGATCCTGATAAAATTAAAAAACCGCTGCACCCGATTGCTGAAAAGTTTTTAGAACAGGGATTGATCGCAGATTTCGTTAGGGGTACTACTACCTCGTCAGCAAGACGAGAAGTCCCTTCCATGGTATTTGGTATATCAACTCCTGGTCCTTTAGACAAACGTATCAATGCAAAAAAATCCACAGTTGGCACTACTCAATCACCGTCCCCTGTAACAACAGCAGTTAGTAGACTAGGCGGCACACAATTTGTCATGGACGATGGCGACGAACGGTATCTTAGAAAAAAACCAGCAAGCGAAGGTCCTGAAGAGTACGCCGATGTAGCCAAGGGTGAAACTGGCGATCCAACTATTCCTATCAGCGAATACTTTAGGGTGCGAACTCGTACTGGTCATCAGATATTAATGCACAATTCAGAAGACCTAATTTACATAGCTAACTCTAGGGGAACAGCTTGGATAGAATTAACGTCTAATGGAAAGATTGATATATTTGCTGCTGACAGTATTAGCATCCACACTGAAACAGATTTGAATATTAGAGCAGACAGAGATATAAATTTAGAAGCAGGAAGAAACATAAACATGAGAACAGAGTCTGGTAGATGGCATGCTGAAATTGCTACAGATCTAGAGTTCTTGGTAAATGCCAATGCTAACATCACTGTTGGCGCCGATTACAACTTATTAGTGGGTGCTGATACAAAAATTTCCAGCTACAAAGATTTTAATCTAGCCACTAACGGAAGCAATAATTTCACTGCCGGCGCTGACACAAATATCAGTACCACCGGAAATCACGTAGAAACTGCGGCTAGTATCAACATGAACGATACGCTAACAGCAGCAGCCGCAGATGTTGCTACATTTGTAAAACCGTTAGATCTACGAGAAAACTTGATAGTTTCTACAACAGCAGGGTGGGACAAACTTTATCAAGCAGGCAAGCTAAACAGCATCATGAAACGCATTCCTATGCACGAGCCTTGGCCGCAACATGAGAATCTAGCACCTGATCAACAACGCCCAGCAAATACAGATAGGGAAACATAATAATGGCTAA